ACGTCGGCGCTTACGCGGATTTGACCGAAGGCCACGTTTATGGCGTCCCAATTGAACGCGAACGTGGAAGCTACCGAACCTAGGTCTACTAGCAGCGACGCTAAGCCGCCTAGCAGCTCTCCCAGGTCGGCCACTTGCTCTTCGGTTAGTTCCAGCTGCTCGGCTAGGTCTTTGCTGGAAGACGTGGTGCCCTGGAAGCCTTTCAGGAGCCCTTCGCCGAATTTGGCTTGTAGGTCTTCAACGCTGGCTTTCAGCGTCTTTGTTACGTTCGCGGCGCTGTCGCCGGTGCGTGCGAAGTCTCCCTGGGCAAGGGTGGTGTCCTTCAAGATGACCGAATACGCGGCCTGGGCTTTGGCGGCGGCATCGAGGGCGCCGGTCCCGTCATACAGTCCTTGGCTTAGCGCCTCTTGCTTCAAGCGGGCGCTAGTGAGACTCACGCCAAAGCGTTTCAAGGGCTCCGTTTCCCCCGACAGGCCGGAGCGGAGGGCCGTTATGGCGTCGTCAATGCTGGTGTCATTGAAGCTAGCCAGGTCCCCGGCCAGCTCCACCAGCTTCACGGAATAGTCTTCGGCTTTCCGGGTGCCGACCCCGAAGGCGCTGAACAGGTTGCCGAACGTGCCCGCGGCTTGCGTGGCGGCCGTTTCACTAATACCGAAGTTAGCGGCCGTCGTGTCGGCCCACTCGGTGATCCTGGCGGCCCCTTCAGCGCCGAAGACGGCGTCTATTTTCTGTTTGGCTTGTTCCAGGTTGCTGCCCAGCTTTACGGCGTCGGTGCCGAATTTCACTAGGGCCCCGGCCGCCACCCCCGCGCCGATAGCTAGGCCGGTCTTCAACGCGCGGCCCAGCCGCTGGGTGCGGGTCTCGAATTGGTTCAGCTGCCGGGCCGCTTGCTTGGACCTGACAACCAGGTTGATCGCTAGGTTTCTGCCTTGGGGCATTAGTACCGATACCCCCCCGCGTTGAATTTGCGGCAGATGTCTTCGACCACCTTTGACCAGGCATCGAAGACGGGGTCTTTGTATTCCTTCGATGCTTTCCGCATCCAGCGTGTTTCCTGGAAAGGCGCGAAGCTGTCCCCGCCGCGGCCGCGGGCGGTCGGGTGGCGAAGCCAAATCCCGGTCGCGCCGCCGGACACGATGGGGCGCTTGGATTGGCTACCTATCTTCACTTTGGGAATACGGTCGGAGACCACCCAGACCACTTTCCGGTCCCGCATCCTGGGGCCCCAGATGGGCACGCGGCCCAGCTGCCGGTCGAGCTCCGGCTTCATGATGCGTTTGGCGATGTCCTTAGCTTCTAGCCGTAGTTCCCTCGAAGCCTTCTTGTTCAGGCTCTTCAAGTCACGCTGCAAGGCCGCGAATTGCCGCGCGTTGTATTTCACCATCACGGTGTCACTCACGGGGCTCTCCTAACTCGGCTATGACGGTGTGCAGGGTTCGCCAATCCCAGCGGCGCACTTCGGTCAGCGGCTGCTGGGTGCGTAGCGCCACCTGGATCAGGACCCGGCTCAGGGAGCCGGGGGCGTAGGGTCCGCTTCGGTTTCCTCGGTGTCTAGGGTCACGTCGGCGACCATTTGCTTCCAGGTCGAGAATGGGGGGCGCTCGGGGTCCCGGCGCGTGTCAGCGATCCACGCCAGCACCCAGAATTCCCGCACCCCCCACTCTGTCGCCGGAAACTTCAGGGCGTTATGCCCGGTGGCTTCCTCCCAATCGGCTACGTCCTTTGGGGCGTCTTCGACTACCCGGTCGGCGCCGTTTTCGGGTGTGATGCGGAAGCGCATCACTTACCAGCCGCGGCGGTCTTAGTGGCGGGCACAGGGCCGGTCAGGGCTCCGCTTACTTCCATATCTACCGACGTGCTGGCGATGCTGGAAGCGTCCGCGGAAAGCTCCGGGTACTTCGCTACCGCTTTGCCGGTGATCTGCTGGCCGTTCCAGGTAGCAACGAAGTCGATGGTGCTATCACTTTGCGCGGCGGTCCACAGCGCCATGACCAGGCCGGAGGTGTCGGCGATGTCATTAGCGAACGTAACCGACAAGGTCCAGGTGGTCGGGCCGGATGCGGCCAGGACACCATCGCCGCCGGTCACCGGGTAGGTCAGCGATTCGGTTTCGGCTTTCAGCGTGAAGCTTTGCACCACGTTGCTGTAGTCGGTGCTTCCAATGGTCAGCGTGCATTGGCGGCCGCTGAAGGGGGTTGTCGTTGCCATTTACTCTTCCTTTCCGTAGGTGGTGAGGTCTAGGTCTGCTATCAGGACGGCGCCCTGGGCTTCCCCTAGTCGATCTACCCGGGGGGCAGAAACTTCGCTGGCGAACACGTCCGGCGGTAGGGCTTTCAGGACGGCGTCTATGAGCTCTTCGAGCTGTTCCAGGCTGCCGGTGCCGTCGAGGGTGGGCACCATCATCGAAGCGACCAGCTGCACTTCAACTTGCAAAGTGGCGCCTATGCGGTCAATGCGGATGTAGGGTTCACCGGCTTGGAAGGCGACCATCGGCGGGGTTATCGCGTGGGGGAGGGCTGGGAACGCGGGGACGCCCTGCTGGGTCAGCAGGTCCGCTAGCTCTTCCCTAACGCGGGTTGCAATAGCCATTAGGCGCCTGTGTCTTTGTTTCGGGAGCCGTTGCCGTAGCCCTGGTCTTCGGGGTTCAGCCACCGGGCAATCGGGATTACGGACGCCGCGAACGCTGGAATGATCCATGATTCCACGTCGGTCCAGGCGAACGTGATCACGCCGGTATGCGTCCAGGTGGCGGCTTGGCTGGTGATGAACACGGCGACGAAGATGCCCGCGGCGTTACCGATGGGGGTCTTCGCTAGCCACTTCAGAAAGTTATTCATCCGCACTCCAAAGGCACGTCCGGGCCTAGTAGGCCCATCGTTCGGGTTGCTAGGGCGGCGCCGGTGCGGCTGGGCATGATGGTCATATCCGATAGCACCGCTTCACCGCCGGGGGCGGTCACAGCTTGGTAGACGTCAATGGCGGTCAGCAGCGCCGCCATTTTCTGGCGGTTGCTGTTGGGGTCGGCGTTGCTGCCGACCAGGCTGGCTACCAGCTCATTGGCAGCTCCCGCGGCCTGCACCACTTTGTAAGCGGTAGCAGGAACGTGCAGCTCTTCCCCTAGCTGCTCCGGGGTCACCCATGAGCTGGTAGCCATGCCGTGGCCCTACTTCCGGCCTGAGCTGGAAGCTTGGACGATGGGCACGAAGGCTTCCTTCTCCGTGACCAGGTCAGCCCAATAGCCGTAAAAAGCCATTTCCAGGCCCAGCACGTTCGGCTGAACCACGGACACCTGACCGCCTAGGGTCTCGAAGCTTTCGAGGGCTTCGCGGTAGCCCACGATGCAGGTTCCGGCGGGGAGCTGCCAGCTCATGACAGCTTCCAGGCCCATGACATCGAGGTACATCGAGGTCACGCCGTCGGACACGCCGGGGGCGTTCATCGCGCCAATGCGTGGGAACAGCGGGCGGCCGGTGCTGTCGGTGATGGAAACGAATTGACGCCACATATCCGGGGACAGGTAGAGCCGGTTCGGGTTCCGGTAGATGCTGGTAATGACGTGCTGAGAGGCGGTAGCAATCGCCTTGATGTAGTCCTCCGCTTTCGCGGTGCCCTCAGCTGCCAGCGGCACCGTCGTCGCGCTGGTGTTAGTGGTCAGCGTGTCACAGATGTGCTGCTCACAGCGGTTGGCGTAGGCCGCGGCCATATCGTTCAAGACCAGGGACATGATCGCCGGGTCCGTCCAATCGCGGTCCTGGAAGGACAGCTGGATGCTGCCGCCCTGGGTGGTCTTCGTGACGTTGATCCGCTCCACCTGAAGGTTCTGGCTGGGCAGCTGTGACAGCTCATCGGTTTGCGCACCGGCGACGGTGTGCTGGGTGACCTTCGGCCGGTAGAACGTTTGGCCAGCGGAAGGCATCCCCATCCACACAGAAGACCCGGCCACGGGGCGCTGCTGCTGAATGTAGGTGATCACCGGCTGGATGATCGGCAGCGGCAGGACGCCGGGGTTATCGCCGGTGACCTGGCTGGCGGCGTACACGCGCTGTTCCGCTTCGGGGTCTTTGAACGCGAACGCGCGTACCGCGGTGCTGAAGTAGTCCGCGGCGTCGGAGAATTCCACGCGCGGGGCGGTGGGTGCGATGGTCGCAAGCTGGGACGCTTGCATGGTGTCGGCCTGGGGGAGCTCTTCGGCTGCCACCGGCGTCACGGTTTCTTCCATTTCTTCCTCACTTTCAT